AGGGTCACTAATTAACACTGAGGGGCAGTTAATTTGCCCCTTATTTGTTATATTGGCGCGGCCGGGCGAACGGGTCCCATCTAGCACTTTCTAACCTACAAAAGTATCCAAACGAGCAATAAATATCATCTAGAATAAAAAAATTTCCGCAGAAAAAATCGCCGTGAAAAGTTGAATGGGATTTCTACCACCGCAAGCATTATATACTAATATACTAGAGAGATTTCCGGTAGATGTACCAGGTTTACGGGAGTTTGGTGAAGTACGAAGGGGTTATACCTCTTGTACTTTAGAAAGGATAACAGAGAAACCCGAGTTACTTTTATTACCTGGGGGTGCATTTGAGTTACGACCATGGGCTGCAATAGGGGATGCAATAACGAAAGGAATTGCAAGTACTTTAGGATTACCGGAACCAGTTAACAAAGAAGATTGTCCGTATATAAGTCCATATGATCCATTTTTTATACCTATTGATGCAACTGCAAATCCTTTTTTGCCATTTGCAGGTACTACCAAGTTAATAGATTTTAGAATTATTGGTCCTGTTGCATGTATTATTGAAGATCCACTGCCATCTATCGATATCGATAAACCTGCAGAATCTTTCAGGTCACTTGCAGAACCTGCCAGAATTGGTATATGGCCATTTTGGGCACCGAATCCAGGGTTTGGGAAATTAGGTCCATTATTTTTCGAGCCATTTATATTTAATGATAATCCGGAACGAATTGTACCATTTTCACCACCTGGCGATTGTTATGGAAGGTCTGGTACTGGTGCGTCGATTTCTGGTACAGGTTTATTAAAGTTGAGAGCGACAACTGCAGGATATTACACCGATAGGAATTTCTTTGATAGGCAATGGATATTAAAGGAGAGAGAGTTTATCCGAAAGTATAATATGAATGGAAGATTTGAGATGCCTTGGAGACCTGACCGAGCATCGTTTCCGATAGATCCTAATAATATCAAGAAATTTGTATCATCACCAATTACACCATATACATTTTTCTCAACAAATATAGTAACTGGTAATTGTGCTGAAGACGTAATGATGCCATATTTACGTTGTGCGGATCATATTATGCATTATAAACCAACAGAAATTAAGGCATTACGTTTTTATTATTTTGCGTTATCACAAACAGTTACATATGATCCTGTGAATACATTACCACCATGTCAAGCAGTACCTAGATTAAATCCACCAGAGATGACATTATTACATATGACTGTGGATTGCAATCATGATATTATGAGTATTTTAAAACTTATATGTTCCAGATCATTGGTAAACGGTCCATGTAGAAATAATAAAGTATATGATAACTTAGGTGAAGTACCTGATTCTTTACCAAGAAATGATAGTTTAGAAAGCGAATGTTTTGATGAAGTTGGTGCTTATACTACATATATTGGGGACTTAGAAAATTTCTTTAGTCAAACTGCCCAAGTTATAGGACAAGCAAATAGTATAGACGAGTTTTTAATCCTATGAGTATTTTCCCAGCACTGTATGCCGGAGCAGACCTCACAACCGGTCATGATGTATTTCCACCCGTGGGATTTGTACCACCTCCTATAGGAGCATCAAGTGATGTTATAATTAATGGTCGTTTTGCACACCATGCAGGAAATAAGACAATCGTACATTTTGCACCTAATCCTTTGTTTCCACCACCACATCAAGATGTAATTAGAACAGGATTTCCTACTGTGTTAGTGAATGGTGGTATGGTTGCGAGTTTAAGTTTATCAGTATTAACTCCAGATCCACCTGGAATTCCTGCGATATCATTTATGTCAGGTTTTAGTGCTGTAAATGTTATATGTGGTGTAGGAAGTCTAAATACACCAGCACGAATTAGTGGTATTGCGATATGAATAATAACGAGGAATTAAAAGCAAACATCAAGTATAAAACTAAAGATGGAACTTTGAAGGAGCAAAGATTTGATAACTTTAATGAATTTGCCGATGCAATTCAAGATGCAGCAATGAATTTTTATGAAACTGGCGTAACACCACAACTTGATATTGAAACACAATATGGAAACATCACACGAAGAGAAACTGTTACAGGAAATCTTGATCAAACTGAATTCCTTAGAGAAACGACTGATTAATTTAGAGAAAAACCAGGGAAATCTAGACATCAAGTACAAGCGCCCTGGAGCGACGGAACATGAGAAGTTGGCAGAGACACTTGATTATCTGCACAAGGCACTTGACAGACGCTCCTAGGCATGTTAGAATGACAAAGTAACTCAAGAGGTATTATGGCAAAACGTCCATCATTAACAGGAGCAAAGACAATCGAGTCCAAACCGAAAAAGTCTCGACAGGGATGTGGTCAGCATACTAAATTGTCTGCTACCAGTCGAAACAAAGCGAAGAAGCGTTATCGCGGACAGGGTAAATAAATATTTTTGAGATAGAAACCTCTCTAAAAGTTCTACATATGTAGTTCTTAAGAGAGGTTTTTTCATGGCCAATTCACCTGTAGATAAGAGTAAAGAATTTATTGAGTCTGGTATGACATTAATTACCGACCAAGCAGCAGACAAGTATTTGAACGCTGCAAAAACAAGTAATCCTCCTGCAGATAGAATGTCTAGGCATTGTGGTGGTAAAAATGGGTTTGATGATTATGTCGAAAGATGGCATAAATAAGAAAGAAGTCATAATCTATTCTTGTGCCTACTTTTCAGTCATTTAAAGATCTGAGTATTGCTTTAAAGCCACATCCCGTAACTGGAGATGTGGCTACAAAAAAAGACCAGGCTGCCATTCGTCAATCCGTATCTAATTTATTATCAACGAGAAAAACAGAAAGATTGTTTAATAGTCAACTTGGTACAAATTTAGACGCATTGCTTTTTGAACTTCCTGGTGTAATTATTGAATCTCAACTTAATGATGAAATTTCTGAAATACTAGCAAACTATGAACCCAGAATCAATATTGATACCTTAGATATTACATATGTAGAATCTGAGGATGCATATCGAGTTGAGTTATATTATGTATTTGTGGGTAGAGAAGATACTCTTCTAAGCTTAGAACTTTTATTGGAGAGACCATAAAGTGCCTTATTCGCAGCTCACAAACCTAGATTATTTACAGATAAAGGAAAATCTCAAGACTTATTTGAGAACTCAGTCAGATTTTACTGACTATGATTTTGAAGGATCTGCTTTAAGTCATATTCTGGATGTGTTAGCGTATAACACATATTACACAGCATTCAACACCAATATGGTTGCGAATGAATTTTTTATCGATTCTGCTACTGTTCGTGATAATGTAGTTAGAATTGCAAAACAATTAGGATATAGACCAAGATCAAAAGTTGCTCCAAAATCCGTCATTGATTTTACTGCCACAGTAACTTCAATTAATAAACCATCAACCTACACTCTACAAAAAGGAACTGGGTTTATTACAAATTTTGACAACGTTTTGTATAATTATATTGTTCTTGATGATGTGACCGTTCCGGTTAATGCAGGAGTTGCATCATTCACTAATGTAGAAATATTTGAAGGTAGTTTAATAACAGAATATTTTACATTTGACGAATCAACACAGGACAAATTTATTTTATCAAATCCACAAATAGACACATCTAGTGTTAGAGTGAATATATTTGAGAATGAAAACACTACATCTAAGATACCTTTTTTTGCTGCAAAAAATATTTTAGATATAAATGCTAGTTCACCAGTATTCTTTATTGAAGAAATAGATGATGAGAAATATGAGATTACATTTGGTGATGGAACATTTGGTCAAAAATTATCAACTGGTAATTACATAGAACTTAGTTATATTGTTACTGCAGGACCTGAATCTAATGGGGTTACATCATTTAGATTTAATGGTGTCCTACTAGATGCCAACAATGCTAAGTATCCAACCACAGTTAGTGTTGATCGTGTAACAGAATCCTATGGTGGATCAGATATTGAATCAATCAATGATATTAAATATATCGCACCAAAATATTTTTCAACACAAAACAGAGCTGTTACTACTGAAGACTTTGAAGCGATTATTTCCAAAATTTATCCTAATGTTGCAGACATTATTGTCTATGGTGGCGAAGATGAGGAACCACCTGAATATGGTGTAGTAAAGTTAGTCATTAAACCAAAGGTTGGTAAAATCATTGGAAATTCAGTTAAAAAATTAATTGAGAGTGATCTTAAAGAGTATATGGTTGCTTCAGTTAGACCAAAAATTATCGATCCATCAATTCTATTTGTTGAGATAAAATCAGTAATTTATTATTCTAGAGTTAAGACGGTAGCAACCGCATCTGACATAGTTACTGATGTGGTGGAAAGTATTCAAGATTATATTAAACTTTCTGACACTGAGAAATTTGGAGGTAAATTTAGATACAGTAAATTAAATGGTGTAATTGATGGTACTGATGAGGCAATTGGATCTAACGAAACTGAGATTACTTTACGGAAAGATTTTGTGCCTCTTCTAAACACAACATCTTATTACG